ATAATAGCCACTGATAAGGCAGCATAAAGGAGAACACAATGCCAACAACAAATATCGTAGATAAAAATGGTGTTACTGTAGATGCTTCTACAGTTACCAAACCTTCCGATAGACACTTTAGAAATGCTTGGGTCGCAGACTCAGACAAGAAAGTCATATCAGAAGACATGACTGAAGCTAAGAAAATCTTTCAAGATAAGATTAGAGAAGTCAGAAAACCACTACTAGAAGAAGAAGATGTAGTGTACATGAAAGCATTAGAAGCAGGAGATTCATCTGCACAATCAGCAAGTGTAACTAAGAAGAAAGCTCTTAGAGATGCACCTGCAGCAAGTGCAATATCAAGTGCAGATACTATTGCAAAGCTCAAGGCAGCTTGGGATACATCCGTATTAGGCGATAGTCCATACGCATAAGGAGTAAAGCATGGCTTTAACAAAAATACGAGGTGAAGGTATAAGTGGTATGAGTATTTCTGCTAATAACGAAATAACTATGCCATCACAACCTGCTTTTCTTGCTCAACCCACAAGTACACAAAGTAACATTTCAACAGGAAGTAGTATAACTGTAGCATTAGGAACAGAAAGATTTGATTTGAATGGAGATTTTGCGTCTAATACTTTTACTGCACCTGTTACTGGAAAATATCAACTTAATGCTCTTTGGTATTTAAATCAATTAGATAGTGCAGCAAGTTATTATATTTTAAGTATAGTAACATCTAATAGACAATATGACCGAGTTGTAGATAGTTCTGCTAGAGATGAAGATGAAACATACTCAAGCTATAGTCTGTCAGTTTTAGCTGATATGGATGCAAGTGATACTGCTTACATGGCTATTTATCAACAAGATGGAGGGGCACAGACAGATATATCAACTGGTTCATATTTTGGTGGATTTTTAGTATGTTAGTAAAAATAAATTAATGGAATAAAAAATGGGATATATAGGTAAATCGCCCACTAATGGGGTAAGAAACAGATTTGTGTATCAGGCTACTGCAAGTCAAACTACTTTCAGTGGTAGTGATGCAAACTCTTTGACACTAACTTACACAGATAGTTTGTACATGGATGTGTATCAGAATGGTGTGTTACTCAAGGCAGGAACAGATTATACTGCAACAAGTGGTACAAGTGTTGTTCTAGCAACAGGTGCAACGTTAAATGACATAGTAGAGATGATTGTTTACGATGTGTTCTCCGTAAACCAAACCTACACTAAAACTGAATCAGATGACAGATATCCCTTCTTAGGCAACAATAGTATTATCAGAACAAACGGACAGACTATAAGTGCAGACATAACAATCAGTTCAACAACGAATGGATTATCAGCAGGTCCTATAACACAATCAGCGACAGTTACTGTTAATGGTTATTGGAGTATCGTATGAGTTCACAATTAAATGTAGATACCATTGTAGATAAAGCAGGTAGTGGTGGCACAAATGTTAAGATAGGCAATACGTCTACTTATGTTGCAGATGGTGGTAGTGCATCACAGAATACTGTGCAATCTTTAGTTAAGGCATGGTTTAATTTAAATGAAGATGACAGCTATCGTGATTCATTTAATATAGCATCTTTGACAGATAACGGAACTGGTGACTTTTCACACAATTTTACTAATGCTATGAACAATGATGATTTTTCCTTTACTACTGGAACAAATGGTTCAAACAGTGCTTCAAGTGTAAATAGTTATAATACTTATTACGACCCAACATCAAGTGGCACAGGTTTTGTAAGAAGTCAAAACATATCAAGTGGTGGAACTGGACTAGATAATGCTTATGTTATGGGCATGATTGGAGGAGATTTAGCATAATGGCTAGTGAACTTAAAGTAGATAAATTTACAGGTGTAAGCACAGCAGGTTCTATACTTGTTACAGGTGAAGGCAATAGTACAACAACTAATCTGCAACAGGGGTTGGCTAAAGTATGGCAACAAGCTCAAGGAGACTCCACTGTTACAGACAGTTTTAATGTAGCCAGTATGACAGATTCTGGTACAGGTACATTCACCACAAATTTTACAAATGCCATGAATAATGCTTTTTATAGTGGTTTAAGCACAGGAATGTCTGGAGACCATTTAATATCAAATGTATCAAATACACAATCAGGTCAATGTAGATTTGACCATTATAATCAATCAAATGGTTCAATAGATACAGGGTTACATTGTGTTGGAATATTAGGAGATTTAGCATAATGGCTAGTATATTAAGAGTAAACACAATAACAGATGCAAGTAGTAATAATTCTACTGCTGTATCTACAATTAACAAAGGTAGTGCTAAATGTGTCTATTCATATTTACAAGCATCAAATACTTTAGAAAATTCTACTAATGTATCATCTATAACAGACCAAAGTGTAGGAGTTTTTCTTTGTGCTTATTCAAATGCTTTTTCATCTGATACAGCCAACTCTGTAGTATCTGCTTGTGATACAGGTGCAGGTGATAGATTTTCATCATGTGTAACTAGGACTGCTTCTAATCATGGTGGTAGAGGTTTTATTGGAACAAGTGCAACCGATTTACAACACGGATTTGCAGTATTTGGAGACTTAGCATGAGTAAAGCAGCAGATTTAGCAAGAGGGGTTACTAATAATTTAATATCTTCTACGACAGCATCAAATAGTGCAAATGTCACTATGACTGTTAGTGGATATGATAATTATCGTTTAGAAGTTATAGGTCTAGTTGCTGAGACAGATAACGTTGACGGAAAGTTAGAGTTTTCTACAGATTCAGGTAGTAGTTACATTAGTAGTGGTATTTTTGGAAGTTACTTAGCTTTTAGAATGGATGCTGCTAGTGTGGACAGTGTAGCGAATGATAGCAATAGTGCAGCTTTTCTTACTGTAGGAAATAATTACGATAGTACAACTACTGTGGGTAGCACTTTAGAAATTTGGATGCCAAATTTAAGTAACGATATTCTTACAGGTCACAGAAGAAATGGATGGTGGCATTATTCTGGTTATGTTTATAATAATCAAATTAAACACACATACGGTGGTTTTCACATAACTCCCACAACTGCTTTTAATAATATAAGATTTTCATTTTCTTCTGGAAATATATCGACTGGTATTTTTAAATTATATGGAGTAGAATCAGTATGACATATACACATAAAATGGTAGATGGTGTTAGAGTTGATTTAACAGATAAAGAGATAAAAGAACTACAAGCTCAAGATGTAGAATGGGGAAAAGGTAAATCTGCAAGAGACTTGCTTCAACTTAGAAGAGAGAGAAACAGTTTATTAGCAGAAACAGATTGGATGGCTAATTCAGATGTAACGATGCCTACTGCTTGGAAGACTTATAGACAAGCATTAAGAGATATTACCAAAACATACACGAGTATGTCTGACAATGGATTCTCATTTCCTACTAAACCAACGGAGTAAAGATGGAAATAGATGCAATGTTATTTTGGAACATCATCCTAACTATGGTCGTTGTACCATTCGGTTGGGCATTCAACAAGATGTTTGGCGAAGTAAAGAGATTACAGATATTATTAAATAAGACACGAGAAGAATATGCACGTAAAGATGATGTTAAAGAAGATATGCATGACATCATGGATGCAATGAAAAGATTAGAAGATAAGTTAGATAAGATATTAATTGGAGCTAAATAGTGGCAATATTCAGAGGTTTTAAACCACAAGCAATGCAAAAGATTGCAGGTAGGCTTGGATACAAAGGTTCTATGGAGGAGTTTGATAACTTCTTAGAACAAAATCCTGAGAAAAAGAGACAAATGATTGTGTTTGAAGAAGCTGCAAAACAAATGGCTCGTGGTGGTGTTGTTAAAATGCAAGAAGGTGGTGATGTAACACCTAATGAAAAAGCAGAAACAATAGGTGATGTAACTGCTAAGAGAATGGCAAGTCCTGAATTACCCGAAGGTGCTACTACAGTTCCTGTTAGCACTCCCGTAACTCAAGAGCAAATGGTATCTCCAACTGCAGGTCAAGTATCAGGAACTGTATCCGTGCCTACTGCTATGGCTACAACTACTATGGCTACGCAACCTGCCATTCAACAAGCAAATGTTATGGATGCTCAAAGTGTAGCAGAACAGGTAAATACATCTTTAGATACACTTCAAGCCTCTCAAACAGACCCTGCAGACCCACGTTCTCAAGTTCTAGCAGCACAACAAACTGCATCAAGTGTAGGTAATTTATCTTCTGCACAAGGTAATGCTATTTTGATGACTAATCCTGTGCAAAGACAGATACAAGCAGGTGAACTTGTAGACCCTGTGGCAAATGCAGATAAAGCATCTAAATTTACAGAACAAGTTCAAGCAGCAACAACAACTGCAAGTGATCAAGCAACTGTAGCAGGTCAGTTAGGAATACTAACATCAAACTTTGATGCTACAAATCCACCTACATGGGCAGCAGGTGCAATTAGAGGTGTACAGGCAGTCATGCAACAAAGAGGTCTAGGTGCTTCTAGTATCGCAGGACAAGCTCTTGTACAAGCAGCTATGGAGTCTGCTTTACCTATTGCACAGGCAGATGCAAATACTGTAAGAACATTTGAATTACAAAATTTATCCAACAGACAACAAAGAGCAATGTTAGCTGCTCAACAGAGAGCTACATTTATAGGTCAAGAATTTGATCAAGCCTTCCAAGCAAGAGTACAAAACTCTGCGAGAATAGCAGACATAGCAAATGTAAATTTTAATGCAGAGCAACAAGTAGCATTAGAAAACTCTCGTGCAGCAAATACTGTAAACTTAAACAATTTATCTAACAGACAAGCATTAACTATGGCAGAAGCATCTGCTTTAGCTAATTTAGACAGTGCTAATTTAAATAATAGACAACAATCTGCTGTTCAAAATGCTCAAAACTTTTTGCAGATGGATATGGCTAATTTATCTAATCAACAACAAACAGAGTTATTTAAAGCACAACAAAGAACACAATCTTTGTTTACAGACCAAGCTGCACAAAATGCAAGTAGACAGTTTAATGCTACATCTCAAAATCAAACAGATCAGTTCTTTGCAAATCTTGGTACTCAAGTAGCACAATTTAATTCAACACAGGCAAACGCACAAGCACAGTTTAATGCAGGTCAAGCCAATACAGTAGAAAGATTTAACGCAGAACTTAACAATCAACGTGATCAATTCAATGCACAAAATCAATTAGTTATTAGTCAAAACAATGCTCAGTGGAGAAGGCAAATAGCTACTGCAGATACTGCAGCTACAAATCGTGCAAACGAATTGAATGCTAATGCAATACTAAACATATCTAAAACTGCCTATGACAATCTATGGCAATACTATGCCGATAGTATGGAGTGGGCATGGACATCTGCAGAAAATGAATTAGACAGAGTAACTACACTTGCAGAGGCACAAATAGACGCAGGTGTTAGAAAAGAAGTAGCTGCAGAGCAAAGCAGTTCTGCTGCAGGTAGTGCCATAGGAAATCTAATTGGAACATTAGGAACTGCATATTTAAGATTTGGATTATAATATGATTACTAATTATGCTAAAAATTTATATAAGGTATTAGAACAAGAGGACTTTACGCAAGAAAAACCTAAAAGTAAAAGTAGTGGTCTACTAGCACCTGTAAAAAATTTTATGAAAAAAAGTGATAATGATATGTCAAATCAACCTGCTTTTAGAGTTGCAAAATACATGAACATAATAAGAAAAAAAAGAATGGAATTTAAAAATAATGGAACAGAGACAACCTAGATTTGATGCTCCTATTCCGGGCATGGCTTTAACACACGAACTTGGTGCTAGACCTTGGCAACAACCTGCACAGTTTACTACTGTTGATGAGGTTACTGATCATTATGTATCAAGAATGATGAATAATGATGAATTTTCAGAACAACTTGTTGATGTTATGGACATGGGAATACCTTTAACTACTATAGCAAATACCATACAACTTGCAGGAGTTATGGAAGGTAAACATTCTATTGATACAGGTTTGATGGTTCTACCTGTGCTTATAGAGACAATGATGTTGATAGGTGATAGTGCAGGTGTAAAGTACAACACAGGTATGGATGAAAATTTAAGTAAAAACAGACCTACTCTTTCTGCTAGAAGTGTAGAAAAACTAATAGAGCAAGAAAAAGAAGTTAAAGAAGAACCTGATAATATAACTGTAAGTGAAGATATAGAAGATGTTAGTGAAACAGAAGATAAGCCTATGGAAGAAGAGCCTATGGGTCTTATGCAAAGGAGAGGATAATGCCTTTATTTGGTAGCTCATTTTTAGAAGGACTAGTCACAGGCACTGCAAAAAGTGTTAGTAGAGGTGTGCAAGGTGCTATGGATGACTTTGATGACAGATTAAGTCGTTTATCTGAAAAAAGAATACAGAAAATGACCACAGAAAAAGCACGTTTTGATCAAGAATTTAGAGAAAATGAAAAAGAGATAAAGTTTTTAGCTAATTTACTAAATAGTAATGGTGGTAAAAGAGGCATGGAAGTTTTGCAAAGTATTATTAGAAAAGAAGGTGGTATAGAGGGAGCTAAAGCTATAATACCCTCTATAGTTGAAAAAATTAATTTAGAAAATACAACTGCAGAAAAGTATCTTAAATTACCTGAAATACAAGGGGATGGTTCTAGGAGAATAGTAACCTCTAAACAATTAGCTAATTCTATTACTATACCTATTAGTCAGGGTGTAGACTTTGATTATGGAACTGCTTTGCAAGGAAGTGGCATGAATCTTCTTAACATATTTTCAAATGCAGAAAAGGGTGTAGCAGATTATGCAAAAAAATATGTAGAAACAGACTTAGCTTTATCAGGTGTAGATTTAAAAAATTTGACTAAAGATTTTGGAGAAACACCACCTGCACAAGATATAACTATAGATAGATTTGATCTACAATTAGGTGCAAATCTAAAAAGTAATTTAGCTTTAGTTGAGGCTAGACTTAGAAACACAAACCCTACAGACCCTAGCTACAATCAATTAAAAAATTTATCTATAGAATTAGCTGCTACCATAAAGAATAATGCAGATAAAGTTCCGGGCGAAGCAACATTAAAAACTCAAACTAATGCATTTAATGCTGAACTTGCTAAGTTTTTAAGGATAAATCATAGATTTGATAATGGTGTATATCAACTTTTAGATACTAAAACAAATAATAGTGATTTAGCAGCTACGTATTCTACTCTATTAACAAATTATTTTGTCATGTCTAAATCACCTAAACATAGAGGAAAAAATAATGCTCCTGCTAGAGGTTATATTCCTGAAACAGAAAAAAATAATATAGGTGCATTAAGTCAAAACTTGGTTCAATATAACAAACCTATGAACTCACAACAATTTTTAAGAATCGCTGCATCTAATGGATTAAACGTTGTATTTGTGACAAAAGAAATGATAGCTGACAAAGAATCACAGTATTATGATGCAGAGGGTAGAGACCCTTACATGACTGTTGATGGTAAAATAAATTTTGATAGAACTGAATTTAATAATGCTGCAAACACATATCAAAAAAATATAAATACTAGTCCAATAAGAAGTAACAATAATAATATTAATACTAATCAAAGTATTGATGTATATATTGATGCAAAAAAGAATTTTCAAAACAATCCTACTGGTAGTACTGCACGTGCTGTAAGAAATGGTATGCGTAAATTTGTAGCAGGTGCGTCAACTATGAATGAAGCCGAGTTAAAAAAGAAATTTAAAGAAGAAACAGGCTTTGATTGGAAGACGACCTATGGTAGTATATTATAATGTCTTACACACTTTATGACCAACAAGATTTAACTGAAGAAAATCTTATAGCTAATAATACATTTATAGAAGAAGCATCTACCTTTTTAGAAGATAGAGAAGGCTATAGATTTGATTTTTCCGACCCAAACCATAAAAAAGAAATATATGATGCCTTTATGGAACATTTTCGTGTGCAAAATGTGAACGAAGTTACTGCGACTAGAGACCTTTTTTATGCCCAAACTGCAGACGATAATAAAAAACAAATAATGAGCAACTTAATGGATACATTTGACAAGATGGATTCAGATTTAGGTTGGGAAGCAGTAGGTGATTATATGGAAGGTGTTTTTACTGCACCCTCTACATATGCAGGTATGCTCAGTTTTGGTGCAGGTAAAGCAGGAGCATTAGCAGCTCAACAAGGTGTTAAGTTAGGTATAAGAGAAATATTAAAAAGAAATGCTAAGAAAAAGTTAAAAGAAAAAGGCATAAGAGCAACTCAAAAAAACATAGATGAGGTAACTCCTAGAATAGCAGGTATAGCACCTAGACTTAACGCATTTAAAGAAGGTTTTAAACAAGGTGGATACAAAACTGCTTTAGGTGCTGCAGGTGTAGATGCATTAGGTGCAGGTATAACAATAACACAACAAGAAAGAACAAGAAACGAATTAGGAATAAAAGATGGTGTTAGTTTAAAAGATATAGGTTTAGCTACAACTTTTAGTTTTTTAGGTGGTGGTTTAATAGGTTCTATAACAGGTAGTTCTAGAGCAATCAGTTCTAACATAGCAGAACAGATTAGAATGGTAGCTATAAAAAAAGAAACAGGTGTTATAGAAAGTGTACACAAAAATATAACCTCTAAAACTGCGAAAAGCACTGCTAAAAGTAGCAAAAGTGGCACAAGATTAAAAGATGATTTTAAGTTAGTAAAAGATAAATTAGCTTTAATAGAAACTGTACCTGAAAAACTTGCAGAAGGTAAAAAGTTAAAAATATCCCAAGCTGATGATATTGAATTTAAGCAAGTTGGATTTGTAAAAACTCTTGATGATAAGTTTCATGAGAATATAGCATCTGCTGCTGCAAAGATACTTGCACAAATAAGTCCTATTAAAAAGCCTATAACAAAAGGTGGAAAAACTAAAGTAGCTGAAGAAAGAATAACTTCAAGATTAGCAAGAGGATTAACCGAAGGTGATATATCGGATGCTACTATAGCTAAAATATTAGACGAGCATGGAGTGGGTATAAATCAACTTACCTCTTTACTGGTAGCAGAATATAGTGAAGCAGGTAAATTGTTAGGAAGAGCAGGTAGAATTGCAAGAAAAGAGAAAGAGACTTTACTAAAAGACTTAACTGAAATAGACCAAAAATTAATTAATCTTGCAGATGTAGGTAGTAGTCAAGTTGATAAATATAAAACAGGTATAGCTAAAAGTGCAGAAGAAGCTCTTTTACAGAATGAAGATAGTGCAGGTGCTTTAATAAAAAGATTCTTTGATAAATATGGACTAGGTGCTATAAACAAAGCTCGTATTGGTCTTATGACAATACAAACTGCAACCACTGCACGTAACACAACAAATGGTTACATGAGAAATTATGTTTATGCGTTAGATAATTTAGGTGCAGGTTTATATAATGTTGGTAAAGCAGGTGTTCAATCTTTAGCTGGAGTTTCAAACAAAAGATTTTTGCAAGAGGCACAACGTTCTGTCCGTCTAGGCACTGCTCAAATGAGAACAGGAATACAATCTGCACTATTGAAAGACATGCAGTTGGGAATGAGGTCTTGGGAGACAGAGGCATTAAACTTATTGTTCAGAGATGAAAGATTCCAAAAATCAGATTTAGCTAGACAACTATTTAGAGAGATGGGAGATGTTGGTAATTTAACAGGAACAGAAGGTGGTATAGTTAAAGTAGCTAGAATGGCAAACTTTTTAAATACAATAAGTGATAATCTATTTAAACGAGCAGTATTTGCTAGAGAGATAGATAAGTTTATGTATGCTAATGATATTAAGGGTGGATTAAAAGGATTTTTTGAAGACTCTTATTTAAACCCTGCTAATGCTAAAAAACAAGTAGGTAAATTTAGTTTAATACCAGATGAAGCTATTGGCAATGCTATGAGAGAAGCACTTACTTTTACCTACCAAGAAGGTAAATTCCAAGGTAAAGCAGGAGCTTTTAACAAACTAGCTGATACTTTTATAAATATTGCTTCCTCAGTGGTGGGTTCTACTTTTGCTCCTTTTCCAAGGTACATGGTAAATCAACTTGTGTTTCAGTATGAACATGCACCTATACTTGGTCTAGTAAATTTAGGTGGTATTCTAAATAAACCGGGTGGTAAAAAAGGTATAAGAGGTTTTGGGGCAGGAGAATTACGTATTGTTTTAGACGATGAAGCCATAGGTAAACAATTAGGTGGTTTAGGTATGTTAGCTGCTTTTTTTGGTTTAAGAGCAAATTTTGGAGATGAAAATACAGGACCTTATGAATTTAAATTCGGTGGTGAAACTTACAATTTAACTGCTGCTTTAGGTCCTTTTATGGGTGCTGCTTTTTTTGCAGATTGGTTATATAGACATACAGGTCCTAAAAAACAAGGGACTATATTTGGTCAAAGATTACCTGTGTTGCATGACAATGACAAAGTTGCAGTAGGAATAAATTTAAAGAGTAGAGATGCTATAAACGCAATAGTAGGTGGTTCTGCCAAAGGTGGTTCAGGTTTATACATAGTAGATGCCATAGTTGATGAAATATTAAATGATAAAGATGCAAGTAGTTCAACAGTGCAAGAATATATGTACAGATATGCAGGAGATTTATTTAATACTGCGTTAGTTGGTGCAGGTATGTTAAAAGATTTAGCAGGTACATTTTTAGAGCCTGAATATAGAGTTGTACAAGATACAGGTTCTGTAGACATGATGGAATACATGTTTAAGAGAGCAACTCGTTCTCTGCCTGATAAATTTGAACCTGAAAAAGGTGATGTTCCTTTGTATAATCCTGCGAGAAATAAGCCATTGTTAAATGTAAATCCTTTTGTAAAAATGATTACAGGTTTTACTCAACAAGAAAGAAGAACAATAGTTCAAAAAGAAATGAACAGACTTCTATTTGATTTTCGTGAGTATGCTCCTCAAAAAGTAAAGGGAGATACTATTTTTACAAATTTAGCTAAAGGCGAAATGGGTGCTAATATGGATAACTTTGTGTTACCATATATAATCAGTCCTGACTATCAGGATATTGAATCTGATAAAATGAAAAGATATCAGTTAAGAAGACTTATAAATGATTATAGAACTTTAGCTAGAGTAAAAGTGTTAGAACCTACCATAAAAGATGATCCACAAGAGAGACATAGAAAGTTTAAAGCTATATTTTTAGCTCTGCCTTCAGAACAAAGATCAATACTAGAAGAAGATTATAAAGCTAGATTAGGTCAAAGTATTCATGAAGTTAATATGTACAATGAATTAAAAGGGGACTATCAGGCAGGACTAGTTAAATATATAGAAATGTTTGGGCAAGAAGATAAAGAATTTTTAACGTTGAAGAAAATAGTTGAAAGAGGATTTTAGTTACCAAAAACCTAGTAATCTACCATTACCCACAATAATAAATAAACAGGTAACGATGTGCAGACTATACCAAAATATCTGTGCTAGTTTAACCAAACAAATGCCTCAGAATACCCATAGCTAAAGCTGCACATGCTACCCCATTTACCATAAGTAATGCCCTATCATGCCACAGGTAAGCCATACCTGCTAACAATCCTGTCCCTAAACACGATGCGATAAGATCATACAAAGGTAACACACCAACTGACCTGCATATAATACCTGACATGATTAAGAATGAACCTGACCATTTAAGATACCAAGACAGGTCATGTGTTGGTGTTATTTTTTGCATTTATATCCTTTATCTTTTTAAGAGTTATTTCAGATAGACTCTGTATAAGTCTAATATTTTCAAACACTTCCTCTAACTTTTTAGGAAACGTATTGTTCTTCTTTTCCATGAACTCCTTGGCTTCTTTTTCTAGCTTCTTCACGTTTTATTTTCTCCAACTGTTTTGCATAAGCAAGGTTATAACCCCTTTGCCACTCTCTGTGTTGCATGGTATTTAAATGATAAGGACTAACTGTCGCTATAACTTTATGTCCTTTTACATTTTTAATGTATTGTTTTCCGTTGAATGCATTTACACCACGTTCAAATTGAATACGTAGAGGTGCATCATATTTACTTAGATTCGGATTTCTTTTCTTCTTTTTCATCTATCTGTTTCCTTTCAAAATATTTAATTATCATTCCTAGCCTGTCATCAAATTGAGCAATCTTTTCTATCTCTTTATCAATAGTTTCTTGTATATCAGAATGCTCTCCTATGCCAACAGTCATTCTTAAATAAACTTCCACATTAGCAATGTGTCTATTTATGTTTCCCACGTAGTAGGACTTTAATGCATTTAGCATCATATCTCGCATGTATTATCTCCTTTACTATAAAAATTAAAGTTAAGAGGGCAACACAATAAAAGTATTCTTCAATCATGCTACCCCCAAGTGCTTCGCTACCCACGATACCTGCAAAAACTAAAGTTAACAGATAGCTCAAGATAGGTATTAAGACTATAGCATTAACTAGCCTCAATGTCAACAACCTCGCAAACACCTGCAGTACATGCAAGTTCTTTGCTACCATTAGTTGTATCTTCTTTTTCAAAGTCTTTGAGTTTACTCCAATCAATAGACTTTGGCATAGACTCCATGAGTTTATTATACTCTTTTTCATCTATGTCTTGATAAGGTGCTTGTTTATAAGTGTGTTCACTGAAAGGTAAAAATGATATCCCTGACACTTCGTCAAAGTTTTTGAACACCCATGCACCTACTTCCATCCATTCATTTTCTTTTACAGAAACAGTAACAGATGGTTTATGCTCACACCAATGCCTTTGAAACATCAACCAATAATCTAACTGCTCTATTGCAGTCATATCAGTTCTAGTTATAGCACCTGTGGGAGATTTCATAGGAAAGCTAAAAACAGAAACACTATCAGGTTTAGTGACATCAGGCTCAATAGGTATACCTGCTTCTTTCATAAACTGTGTGAGAGGGTCTTTATTATCTCCACGTACAGTTCTGACATAATAATCACTATGTCTAGCATGAATACCTGATGCACTATCTACTAACTGTGATACAGTGCCTGATGGTTTGATACAAGTGATTGCAGTTGACTGTGGTATGCCTAAATCATTAGCAACCTTTTTATTAGTCTCTACTGCTACTTCTTTTAGCTCCAATAACATTCTTTGTAAAGGTTCTTTTGCACCATTATTAAGAAGGTAACAATCCAATATACCTGTAAGAGAAACACCTAACAATCTTTCCTCTTCTGTATTTTCTTTCCATACTTTTCTCAAGTATTTAAACTCTGTGAGGGTGGACTGAAAAGTTCCAAGTATGGTTGCAAGTCTAACCTTTTCTTTCAAAGTATCTAAATGATCTGCCTCTCTACAAACAACTTCTGTAAGATTACAGAACTGATAAGGTCTAAGTATAATCTCACTACAAGGATTACACCCAAAAGCATAATCAGGTTTACGTCTTCCATTCTCTTCTACTTTTTTCATAGCAGATTTACGATTAAATATACCACGTTCACCTGACTTAGATTCATACAAAGCTAACCACTCTCTCATAAATGTTCCCATATCAGGTTTACCTTTATAAGCAACAGAGTTGTTAGCCAATGCTCTGTGTCCTTCATTCTCCCACCATGAACCTGACTTTGCGTGTCTCATTTGATCATCATTAAGATTAGATAAACTAATTAATGCAGAACGTCTAACACCACCTACGACTACAACTTCTCCTATCTTGCACATAATATCGTGACATTCAATAGGATATAGTCTTCTACCTGATGCTTTTTTAAATGTAGATACACAAAAGTCATAAAGATCAACTAAAGGTTGAGGACCTGAAGCTCTGCCACCAAAGGTTTTTAATCTAGCACCTGCAGGTCTAATTTGAGACACATCAAGAGATGGAACTTGACCTACATATAGCATAGCTATCAATTCACGCAAAGCTCTTGCCCATCCGGGTCTACTGTCTGCAACTGTTATTACTGTAGTACTTTTTTCAAAGTGTTCATTAACTGTAGGTAATTTATCTACATTCTCTCTCTCAACAGAGAAGCCTACACCTGTGCCACACATAAGTATATACATACACTCATCAAAAGAACGTGGACTATCTACAGGTATATAACTACAATTATATCCTGCAACATGACATCTATCTAAGGCAACACCTGCAGTCATCAGTGCTCTCATACTAGGCATTACACCTAAAGAAACTATACTATTAACTAATTTTTCTTTAAGTGCTTTAGTTAAAGTATAATCATGCTTTTTCTTTAAATGATTTCCCATATAATCAAAATATCTGTCTACAGTTTCTATCCAAGTTTCTCTTCTTTGTTCATCATCTTTCCACCTAGCATAGCGAGATAAAGCAATAAAATTTTGATAATCTGTGGGTAAATAGTTATTCATTCTGTTTCCTTTCTTGTAAAATTTTTATATGTTTTATAGTAACACCATCAACCTCATGTATTAAATCTGATAGATAATCTTGCATCTCTTCATCTAGTTTATCATCAGATGGAATAGGGTACTCTTCAGGGTCAACATGAAGAGTTAGCATAACTTTAAGTCTTATTGTCATCTTCAACAACGTCAATTAATTCATTGAGATACCATTGTGCTTTCTTTAAATCTTCTGCACCATTTTTATACCTGTATCTCCAAAGGTATTTCATTATATTACCTTGTAGATAATACTCAAATCCTGTATCTGTCATAGCTTTTATAGCTTCAATAGTTTCTATACCTGCTTTATTATAATGGGGTGGATTATTAACCATATCCATAGTTTGTTTATGATCTGATTGTTCTTGTGCTTGTTTCCTTATCATATCTCCTGCCTCTCTAAATCTTTTTCTTAATTCTTCTCTATACATTCCCATCATACATCTTCTCTGTTGAAGTTTACAGTTATAACATTATTATTTATTTTGTCAACATTTACTTTCTTTTTATTCTTAGTGCCACTACTATCATCAGTGGTATACAAATAATCATGAACTTTTTGTCTATATGAAGGATCATCTTCCATGAGTGCTAAAGACGCACATGCTATTTGACAAACATTTTCCAATGCAAAAAAACTTTCATCATCTATATT